CGAATATCTCGGTAGGGAATGGGGATGGGGATGGAAAAGAGAATGGGGAAGAGATAGTTAATAAACAGGCAGAGCCAGCTGGTGCTGTTTCTTTAGAAACCAAGAAGACTCTGGATGCTGTGTATAGTCAGGGATTCAATATCTACCAGCTCATCAATAAATTCAAGAAGGACGCGCATTGGCGCAGGGATGAGAACATCCCGGATGAAGTCCTGATTAAGATCTGTGAGCAATACCAGAAGGATAAGGACAGCATCCGCGACCCCTATCCCTGGTTCATCAAAGTTCTTAAGATGGAAAGTGCCTCTTACTTTGCCAATCGGAACATTGCGGAGAATACAAAGTTCAAGAAGGAAGGCATTGGAAAGATGGCGGAGATATTGAAGCAGATGGCAGGACAGGATGGGTAGGTGCAGGTAAAACGACCGGAATTTAGCCTCACAATCCTCACACCTCACAGATTAGCGGCTGGAGGACATGGGTCCTTCCAGAGGGGGCGTGCGGCGAGGGTCGGGCGAGGCGCATCTTGTGAGTGATGTTAGGTTCGTTTTTTTGGGGTGTCGGTGTCGGTATGGTTAGGGGGTTGGAAAAGGCTCAACCCGGGGCAATTACGGGGCAAACCGCCTGTAAATAAAGGGGTTATGGCATTTCGCCCTCATAGGCAAATATGGCTAAAGTAGGCAAACAGACCGACATTTGCTACCTTGGATGTCGGTATCCAATGTCGGTTTTTTGAAGGAGGTGCGTATGGAGTCAAAAATCAATATTAAGCCGGAGATTCAGGAGGTCAACTTGGCGGATATAAGGCCTGCGCCTTACAATCCGCGCGAAATATCCGAGGAGGCATTGGCAGGCTTGCGCATGAGCCTGGAGAAATTCGGGTATGTGGATTTGCTGGTGGTGAATAAGCGCAACATGCGGATCATCGCAGGCCACCAGCGGTATAAGGTTTTACAGATGGATGGGGTCAAGACCGCCCACGTCATCATGGTTGATGTCGATGAGATACAAGAGCACGCGATGAACGTATCGCTCAACAACCCCCAGATCGCAGGGGCGTGGACTATCGCTCTTATCCCCATATTGGAAAAATTACGCAGGGAAGCCGGGGATGACTATGTGGGTCTTCGGCTTGATGCCTTGAGAAAAGAGGTCAGGGACATGGGGTTTGAGGAAACCGGCGCAGGCGAAACTTTGCCGGATGATATCCCTAAGCCGCCGCAGGTTGCAATCACCAAGCCCGGAGACCTCTGGATCCTTGGAGACCACAGGCTTCTTTGCGGCGATTCCACAAAAGAGGAAGATGTCCTGCGGGTAATGGACGGCAAGACCGCGAAGTTGTTTGCAACGGATCCACCTTACTTAGTCGATTACACCGGGATGGGCAGACCGAAAGGGCACCACGGGGCTGGCGGCAAGGATTGGTCCGATGTCTACCATGAAGTCGATATAAAAGACGCGGAGAAGTTTATGAAGGGATTCCTGGTGGCGGCCATGAAAGTCATGGAGCTCAATACCGCAATATATTTGTGGCACGCTTCCGCAAGGATAGTGCTTATCAAAAATATCTGCGACGAGCTGGGGATATTAGTTCACCAGCAGATCGTCTGGGTCAAGCCTTACGCGGTTTTATCCTATGCGTATTATCCCTGGCGGCATGAGCCATGTCTTCTCTGCTGGCAGAAAGGACATAAGCCGGAGTATAACCCGCAGGACAAGGCCATCGGCACTGTCTCGGTGGTCGGCGTGTTTAGGTCCGGGGATCCATCCAAGCCCGAGTATTACGACGATGTCTGGGAATTGGATTGGGAAGGCAAAAAAAGAAATCCCGGCTTGTTGCATCCCACGGTCAAGCCGACCGAGGTGTTTGCAATTCCCATGAGGATTCATACACAGCCCGGCGATATTTGTTTCGAGCCTTTTTCGGGATCCGGCTCGCAGATTATAGCCGGGGAGCGTCTTCACAGGCGGGTCTTTGCCATTGAGCTTGAGCCGATATTCTGTGATGTAGCAGTCAAGCGCTGGGAGGAGTTTACCGGCAAGAAAGCAATATTGGAGCAGAAATAATGTCAGAAGAATTAAGACAGCCAGAGATGCAGAACGGTAAAGAACTTATTGAGGTTGCCAAGAAGAAAAGGGAGATTTACCTGCTCGATAAGCTTCAGAAAAACAAGCCTTTATCAATGGCAGAAATCAGAGAGCTTGAACAATTACGGGGAGGGGGTGTCTTGCCGCCGGGAGTCGTCAGGACTCAAGTAGAGGTGGCAACCGCGCTTCGTGTCGACAAAAGAACTATTGAGCGCTGGGTCAGCGACGGCATGCCGCGCGAGCCGGAAGGATATTATAACCTGATAGACATTCAGGCCTGGCGGATGGTCAAGAACGAGAAAGAAAACAATCCCGACGAAAAAGAGAAAATCAAATGGGATATCAAGTACCGCGAATACAAAGCAAGGCTTGCCGAGTTCGAGCTTAAGAAAGCATATGGCCAGGTGATCAACAGGGATCTTGTCGAGGCGGGAATGATAGCGCGCATATTGGCGGTCAAGAGCGCTCTCTGGGCCTTGCCCAAGGTTGTGGCGCCGGTCGTAGCGGGGATGGATGCAAGAGAAGCCGAGGCATATTTACGGGAAAGGATAAAAGAGATTTTCCTGCAATTTGCGGAACGAGAGGATGCGACGCAAGATGATATTAAAAATCAGGAAGGAATACAAGACAATCTGGAGCGAGAAACAGAAGCAGGCCTGGGATCCCCCGATGGAGATCGAGGTCAGCCAGTGGGCGGATGATTTCAGGGTCCTGCATCCCATGACCAGCGCCGAGCCCGGCCGCTGGCGCACGGCCAGGACGCCGTATCTTAAAGGCATAATGGATGCTTTTAACGATCCGCTGGTAGAAGAGATTACGGTCATGGCCTCGACCCAGATCGGCAAGACCGAGGGGATGTATAACATGCTTGCTTATGCCATTGACCAGGATCCGGGCCCGGCGCTTTTGGTTATGCCCAGGGAAGCGGATGCCAAGAGCGTATCCTACAATCGCATCAAGCCTATGCTTGAATCATCAGATGCCTTAAGAAAGCATTTGCCGTATCTGGCCGATGATATCACCAAGCTTGAATACCACCTAGACCATATGATTGTTTATTTCGCGGGATCCAACAGCCCTGCGGACTTGGCGCAGAGGCCTATCAGGTATTTGTTTTTGGATGAGGTGGATAAATTTCCCAAGTTCTCGGGCCGGGAAGCCGACCCGATAAAGCTTGCCACCGAAAGGACGAGGACTTTTTGGAACAGGAAAATAGTTAAGGTGTCCACCCCCACCACGCGCCAGGGATACATCTTCAGGGAATACGAGAAATCAGATCAACGCAAATTCTATGTCGCCTGCCCTTACTGCGGAGGGTACCAGGTCCTGATGTTCGGTCAGATCAAATGGCCGAAAGAAGAAAGATCCGCGGAGCGAGTCAAGAATGAGCGCATGGCCTGGTATGAATGCTGCCATTGCGAGAAACACATCGAGGACTATCAAAAAAACAAGATGTTGCAAAACGGTAAATGGGTGCCTTATGGTGTAGAAATTAAAGAAGACGGAAATATAACGGATGATTATGTAGGCAGTAGGCACAGGGGGTTTTGGATCAACTCGTTGTATTCGCCGTGGCTTACCTGGAGCGACATCGCCGCGGAGTTCCTGCGTTCCAAAGATTATATCGAGCTTTTGATGAACTTCGTCAACTCCTGGCTTGCCGAGGTCTGGGAAGAAAAAATTGAAGAGACCACGGTTGATAAGATAAAGGCATTGTCATGCGATTATGCTCAAGGCACCGTGCCGGACGATGTGATCGTATTGACCGCCGGGGTCGATGTGCAGAAAGACCATTTCTATTATGTGATTCGCGGCTGGGGTTATTACGAAGAATCATGGCTAATCAGGGCCGACCGCGTCGAGTACTGGGAAGATATCGTTGAGGCCATTTTCAAGACGGAATATAAAAGGCTGTCGGGTAACGAGACTTTATCGGTTTATATGAGCTGTATAGACTCGGGATACCGGACGGATGAAGTCTATAGATTTTGCCGCCAGTGGTCGGATAGGACGAAGGCAGTTAAAGGACAGGAGGAAATCACCGGAGGCAGGTTTTACCGGGCCTCGAAGATAGATATAAATTCCAGGACCGGCAGTATCATCCGCAGCGGGTTGGTGCTATGGAATGTTAACGTTACGCAGTATAAAGACAAAATCAACCGGCTCGTGGCTTCCCAGGATCCCAGGAAGTGGCATATATTCAAGGACCCGAAAGAAGAATATTTGAACCAGTTCAGCTCGGAACATAAGGTCCTGATCAGGAACAGGAATACCGGCAAGGCCAGAGAAGTCTGGCAGAAGAAAAAAGAAGCGGTGGCCAACCACTACCTCGATGCCGAGGTATACGCGGTCGCGGCGGCAGACATCATCCGGGCATTGAATATCCGGAAAGACGAAACCACGAGAGTTCACCAGGAGATAATGCAAGAGGAACATAGCCGCGGTAATTGGCTTAAGAAACGCGAAGGAAGCTGGCTTTGATGGCTAGATGGATTGAAAGAAAAACCAACTGGCTTAAAAACGACAATTACGATAGCGGTTTCAAAGAGAGGACAGCAGGGCGCCCGCCAAACGACAGTGAGGATTACGGAGTCAGGTTCATCCCCTTGAGATGCCCCAGGTGCAAGAGCAAGAATGTGCTGTGTTACAAGACGGATTTCCCGGTGAGGTATCACACATGCCAGTCATGCGGCTGGAAATTCAAATCCATAGAGGAAAAATAATTATTACCAGAATCTGGTAACGACTATTTGAAAAAGAAAGCTATTTTAAGTAACATAGGGTTATAGATTTTCGCGCCCGGGCCTGATCAGCCTTTTAGCGCGCCCAATAGAAATAAAAAGCCCGTAACTCGTCGACGAGCGAGATGCGGGCTTTTTTATTGGGATAACCAAAGGAATTTTTATGAGCGTACCGACAAACCAAGAGATGCTTGATGCCTGCAATATTGCTATTAAGTCCATTCTCGATAAAGGAGGCAATAAATCCTATTCGATTGGCGGCAGAACATATCAATCCCATGAAATATCACAATTAATGGCTTTACGTAAGCAACTCATAAACGAAATTGCGGCTGGTAGAGGTAGTACTACATACGCAAAATTCGAGAACCCGACATGAAAGCCAAGCAAAAGATCTCAGAAAAAATAACGGCCGGAATAGACAACATCGTTTCGTTCCTTTCTCCCAAGGCCGGGTTTAAGCGAAGGATGTATCGGGAGGCAATCAACATCTCGCAGAAATTCGGCTCTTATAAAGGAGCCAGCCGTGATCGCTTGAGATCGTCATGGATTCCCGGAGGTGGCTCAGCAGACCAGGATTTGCTTCCGGAATTATCCGATATCCGGGAGCGCAGTCGTGACTTGAATAGAAACGACGCGCATGCTTCAGGGATAACTTCCACGATGACCATAAATGTCATCGGGACCGGTATCAGGCCTCAGAGCAGGGTGGATAAGGAAGACCTCGGCATAGATGAGAAGGTGGCGAATGATTTCCAGACAAAGGCCGAGAGGGCATGGAAACGCTGGATTCCCTATGCCGATGCCGGAGAGCGCATGGACTTTTATGAAATCCAGCAGCTGGTGGATAGGCAGATCCTCGAGAATGGCGAGGCAATAATCGTTCCATTGAGGTTGAAGGATAAAGATAGGCCGTATTCATTGGCCCTGCAGTTGGTAGAGTCTGACAGGCTCAATACCCCCGCCGATAAGAAAAGCGATAAATCGATTAGGTCAGGAGTAAAAATCGGCGAGAAGGGAGAGCCGATATCGTATTTCATACAGAAGACGCACCCCGGAGATATCAGCCATCGTTCAGCGGAACAAGCAAGGCAATATGTAGAAATCCAGGCCAAAAATGATCAGGTGAGAAAGAATATTTTTCATCTGTATTATGTTTTACGTTCCGGCCAGACAAGAGGCGTTCCCTTCTTTGCTCCCGTATTGACATATTTCAAAGATTTGGCCGAGTATGCCGAGGCAGAGCTTGTTGCCAGCCGCATTGCGGCATGCTTCTCGCTTTTCATAACTTCCGAGGCCTCGATGGATGTGGCGGTCAATTCCGCATACGAGAAAAACCAATCGGGACAGATGATCGAATCTTTGGAGCCCGGGATGATCAAGCACCTGATGCCGGGCGAGTCCATCACCTCATTCAATCCGCAGCGGCCGAGCGCAACATTTGAGCCGTTCGTGGATAGGATCCTACGGGCGATATCCGCGGCCTTAGGCCTTCCCTATGAACTGGTGGCAAAAGATTTTTCCAAGACGAACTATTCAAGCGCCCGGGCCGCGTTACTCGAGGCCAGAAGATATTTCAAGGTCAGGCAGGAATGGCTGGCGCAAAAACTCTGCCAGCCGGTCTGGGAGATGCTGTTAGAGGAGGCTTATTTAAAGGGGGAGATAGATGTCGGGAACTTTTACGAAAAAGGAAAACCTATGCCCGCATGGCTTAGAGCAAGATGGATTGCTCCCGGTTGGTCTTGGGTGGATCCGCTTAAGGAGGTCAAGGCGTCCAGGGAGGCCATTGCGGGAAATATTTCCAGCTTAGCGGATGAAGTAGCCGGTCAAGGCAAGGATTGGGAGGAGATTTTGGAGCAGAGGGCGCGGGAAGAGGAAAAAAGAAAAGAGCTTGGTCTTCCGGAGACGGTTGCTGATTCAAAAATCCCTAAAGACGAGGAAGATGAGGGGACAAAACAAGAGGAAGAAATTCGGGAGATATTGAAGGACGCCGAAGAAGTGGCGAGGAAAAACGAGAAGTTGAGCGGCGAGCTTGCGAAGATGGGAAATGACAACAGTGCCTTAAAAAAAGAACTGACAGATATTAAGACCAGGCTCGATGAGGTTTTGATCCATGGATAAGAAAGAAGTCCTTTTGGAAAGAAACAAAATAAGCAGGCTATTAGGTACCCAATCTGAGGACGATAGCTTAGAGAGGAATATATTCTTGCTTGAGTCTTTGGACAGGCAGAAGGATATCGTCGACATCATCGGCAAGGTCTATGTGTTGATAAAAGAGAGGCACGATTCCCGGGCGTTAGAGGATATCAGGAACGAGATATCCTTCCTGATAGGGACCCTGGAGAAATACCAGGAAGTGCTGGGCAGGGAACTCAAGGTGTTTGTAAGCAATTTCCCGCCTGGCATCAAAGAGGTGAAGGTATCCAATGCGCAGGATTTTAAGCAGGAGCATCCCAGGGAGATAAGGGTTTCCAACCTGGATGAAATAAAACCCGAGAAACATCCCGATGAGATAAGCGTAAAGCGTCCGGCTTGGTATAAAGAATTCGATTTCGACAAGTTATTCAAATTCTCCAAAGATTCTAGCATAGGATTTTTTAACCAGGTCAAGGCGAGCATTTTCAATAGTTTCATCAAGAATGTAAAGCCCAAAGAGGCGATACCCGTTAGGCTGGTGACGGAAGACGGGGAGAAATTCTATCGGGCCGGTAATGTCTACGTCGGAGGCGGAAGCGACAGCGCAATTTTAACAGAGCTTAGGAAATTAATCGGCTTTGAAATCCCAGCCTACGATTATATCGCTCTTACTTATGTATCTTCCGGCAATGGCCAGGGAGAAATCGAAACCGTGACTTATAAAAAAGGCGGCGCCACGGTTGCGGTCTTGACCTTAACTTATAATCCGGAAAACGAGATCGCCACCATAACCAGGACCTAATATGTCGATGAAATTCAATCCCATCACAGGCAAGTTGGACGTCGTCAGGAAAGACGGCCGGGAAGAAGGGACTTTCGGTTGCGCGAACCAGGCCATTCCGGCAGGCACGACTTATACGCTTGTCATTCCCTTAAGCCGCGCGGATTACAAAATGGGACATTTGCTTTTATACGTCCCGCAGGCAGCGGTCTCATCCTGGCGCAGGGCGCATTCCTACATCATGTTCACCACCGATATAAACAATGCCAAAGCCCAAAGCGCAGGCATGAGCACGAATATGATCAGCCTTTGCGTTTTTTACGATTGGTGGGTGAAGGGGTACGCTTACGAGGACGACGGTTTTCTCTCGGGAAACTTTTATAACAATACGGGCTGGCAATTGGTCAGGATCAAGAGCGTGCAGATCGTGGGTAATACCATCGAACTGGTTCTTCAAAACTCCCATGCCACGCAAGACGCAACCGTAACCATAAAAGGAAATTTCCATGTCTACAAATAAAATCCTCATGTTTATCAATGGCAGCCCGTTCGATAGTAACGGCGGCCTGGGTGTGCATACCCGCTATTTATGCGATGAGCTTAGGAAATTTGAAGACATAGAATTGACGCTCATTTGCGCCGATTATTACACCCAAGAGGGCGGGCTTTATTTGATGGGAGACAAGAAAAAGCGCGTCCAGCCCGAGGATTGGAAGCACGAAGCGAATCATTACCGGTTATTAGAGGTTTATAACACCAATCAGCTCTTAACCAGGGTCGGGTTTTTGCAGAAGATGATCACGGACGATATTTTTCTTGAGAACGCGCTTGCCTTTCTCGGCCAGGAGAGGTTCGACCTGATCCATCTGCACGATACCAACTTGTGGGGCGTGGTCAAGCATTTGAAGGCCCTGTATAAATGCCCGGTCCTTTTGTCCTGCCATCTCAATTTATTCTTATCCCACGAGCGGATTCCCGAAGATCCCTTTTATCTTTATGACATCCAGCAGGAAGGCTCAGCCTTGTATTCGTGCAATAAGCTGTTGACGGTATCCGAGTATTACAAGCGGGCGATGCAGGAAGAGTATTGGCTGGAGGAAAAGGCAGAAGTGGTGCCGAACGGCGTGGATTACGAATTTTTGCAGGGCATTAAATATGACGAAGGACTCAAAAGGAAATACGACAAGCCCCTCGTGGTATTCGTGGGCCGTATGGTCCCGACCAAAGGGGTTTGGCAGATCCTGGAGGCGATCAGGCAGATACAAGACCATCATTTCGTTTTGATCTCTGCCCTTTCGCCGACACTGGAGCCATGCAACCCGCTTGCCGATGAAATCAAGAAGATGAAGGAGCGATACACGAATTTCGAATGGCTTAACTTTTGCCCCCAGGAGGACAAATGGAAATTGATGAAGATCGCGGATATCGCGATTATGCCTTCTCTGCATGAGCCGTTTGGGA